ATTACCTTAGCAAACATAATGGGTTCGGAGATGTCATCAAACGACCCGGCACAGGTGATATAATTGCCAGAGAAGATACGGGCACTGGGTTTCACAAACTTACAGTAAACTGTGTCGGTGATAGTGAACTTCATCGGGTGTGCGATTGCATCTCTTAAGTCACTCTCTGCAGTGTAGAAAGTATGTGGAGCAATGATGATTTCTTCAGTTACGATGTCATCGAACTTGTAGGTAATCGTGTTGGGAGTGTATTCATCAGACCCACCGAATCCGATAAAGTCACCCTGAAAAATGCCTTCGGTACGTGGTAGATAATCGAAGCATTTGTGGAGAATATCAGCAACATTGCCAACGTGGTTAGCATCAATGTCCTGATGCGATTCGTTGATCTTAATCTTTACTTTGTTGAAGACAGATTTGGTGCCAACGAAGAACTTTCCATTAGCAGGATTAGTGCCCCAAACTATAGCGGGAGCACCATCAATTTTGACGGAAAGATAACCCTCAGAGAGGAAAGAATCTAAGACAGAAAGATCACCTGTGAGAATGGTATCTTCGGGGTGTTCGATGTGAAGGTTTTTCATAATGTTGTGATGATAAAGTGAAAACAATTGAGGGGGAATTTAACCCCCAAAGTTGTCATCCTGCCAAACGCATTCCGTCGGTGAAAGGAATCGTACGCATTGCCTTTTCAGTCAGGTCGAACATTTGAATGAACCACTCAAATTGTTTCTGAAAAATGAACTCTTGCTTAGTTCCGCAAGTGTAACCAAACTCAGAAAGAAGTGCATTCAGACGGGATTTTGTGGTCATTGATTGATAACCACCGTCGAACAATTTGAGAAAGTCATCACCAACCTCAGCAATCTTATTGCCGTGGAGATACACATAAGAGACACCATTTTGCTGAGAAACTACCTCAGTGTTTGCAGATTTCCAATCAATGTTATTCTTGATTGCGGCAATCATCTGGGTTTCGATCTTACGCATGAGAGAGAAGAGAAAGGACTTGGGAGGGTGCTGTCCCCTCCACTCCCCTAAGATAGTCGATTTTGGGGGTCGTGCCAAAATCGTGTGTAGGTTGCTCAACCGTCCACCGGCGGCCGCGATTCTCAATAATAAAAGTACTTGAGAATCGAAACGGTTAGTGATAGAAACTCACTGACCGTTTGTGTAACTTCCTAGAAGATGTTCACCCTGACGAACTTCGGCATAACCGAATTCTTCAGAGAGATCTAGACACAAACCCCATGCATCGTCGATATCAACAAAGGAAGAATTTTCGTAGGGTGCAGATGGGCAGTGAACAGAATAACGCATGATGATGTTAATGAAGGAACGAATGAGTTAGTGTCAAATAAGGGATTGCATTCTCACAACCTCAGGTTTACTTTCATCAATCCAACATGACATAACATGAAACCCAGGATTGTTGCGTTTACAGTTAGCAATTGCCTCCTGTTGTGTGGGTGCAATGTAACTCAGGACATCCATTCTAGAGTAACCATTAGGATAGAAATGTTCACCGTAGATGTTGAACTTAATTTCTTGCATTGTTATCAGTTACCGTTGAGAAAATCGTGGAGTGCTGCCTGATACTCTTCATAAGAAGAATAACGATCACGCATGTTAACGGGAACCTCTTTTTTAGCAGGTCGGTAACACTCTGCCACGGTGTAACCTTTGGATTCGATGTAATCAGTGTAAACGTTGTTCATCAGTTGATTGTCAGTTTGGAGTGCGATTGTGCAGGGGTCAGTGAACATCAGTCGATGTAAATGTTTCGGAGGTCATTACGATTGTCGCAGGATTCCCACACATCATAGAAAGAATTCCATGCACCTTCGTTATCAACAAAGGAGTCAATTTCCAGCATCTCACATACCCAATCGTATGCCATATCGATGTCGGCATTTGTATCATTCACGAATGCCATCATCTGACCCATAATGTCATCCCAAGTTGCTTGCATTTCAGGGGAAAGTGAGAAGATTGGAGTTGCCATTGATTGTGTTTCTTTGACCCTTCTACGATACACGATTTTGGGGGTCGTGCCAAAATCGTGTGTAGGTTGCTCAACCGTCCACCCGCGGCTGCGATTCTCAATAATAAAAGTACTTGAGAATCGCAACAGTTTATATCATTTAAGAATGTTGTGAGAATTGAAGAAAGTAACAACACTTAAGATCTTAGAGATCTGCTCTTCTTGATCTTCGTTGAGGTTGATGTTATCGTAGGGAGAAAGAATAGTCTCCATTCCTTCATTCACAAGATTCTGAAGGATAGCAAACTGTTCATCAGTTAAGTTAATAGTGTAACTCATTCTCAATAATCAGTGTTTCCGTTGATGTAATCTTCTACATTAAACTTATCATCTTTCTCCCATTCTTCTTTGTAATCAATCACATCGTAGATCTCACCGGGTGCATCAACAATTTCAGACCAAGTTTCATCAAACATGATAATCGGTTAGTGTTAGTTTACAGTGAAAGTTTCAGATCAGAGTTTAACCCACTCACGAACTCCGCAGCGTTCAACAACACCTTGCAGTTCAAGTTTTTTCATTTGGTATTCAACCTGTGTAACACCTTTGGTGTGACTGGGGCGGGAATCATAACGATCCACGAAGTAGTGCAGATCATATTCTTCCACCAGGTTCTCAACAATCGCACCCAATTCATCGGCAGTAAACTTATGTCCACAGTTCACATTTTCAATGAGAATCGAAGTGATGGATTTGATGCGGGTAGTAACACCAGGCATTGGAAGTTTTTGAACTTGAGATAACAATACACGAAATTGGTGCCCTGTGCCGGTTTGGTGTGCAGTTCCAACATTGGCACAAGGTCGGCCGCGATTCTCAATAATAAAAATACTTGAGAATCGGAACAGTTAGTGATTACCAAGTGAGAACAATACCCTGACCAGGGTCAGCAATGACAACATTTTGTTTTTGCTTCACCCATACTTTCTTCCAAATAGACTTGCCATTAAGTTCACCGACGATAATATCTGCGGTGCGGGATGATACTTTCACACCTGCCTCTCTGTTGAGAACGAGTGAACAACCCACGGAAACTTCAGAGAAAGGAACAATCATTGGGGGAATCCCTTGACGACTTAACTACAATACACGATTCTGGGCACAGTGCTCATTTACTGTGCCACTAAAACTATTGGCACATATTGTTTACACTAACTCCTGTTGTTGAAGCATATATTGCTCTTCAGTCACCTCATCCACACACTCTTGAATCACAGTGTAGATGTAATCAATATTGCCAATATCGTTGAAGATTCTTTCTGCTAACTCAGGATTATTTTCTGCTGGAAATTCTTTCTCTCCATCATTTCCATCGATTGTGCAATCATCGGCAGTGTAAATCCATGCGGCACAATGTGCATCTTCCCCATACATTTCAACCAGATTGTTGACACGATCTTGGAGTTGCTTGAGAGTGTAATTCATGATGAGTTAGTGTTAACAACTTGTGATCAGAAAAATGTTACTTTCCCGACCACGAAACCAACATAGGATACATCGACCACAAAGTCAATACTTTCTAACCACTTCCCCGACTGGCACACTCATAAGCACTCTCTATGGGTCTTATAAGGGTTTCTAATGCCTTCGTGTGCCAGTCGGGGAAGTGGAAGTCTAAAAGATATCTTTACACTCCTCGATGGTAATATGGACGTTCTCATCACCTTCTAGACCTAAAGTATCACTCCAGTCGATACCTTTCAGGTCCAGGTCATCATAACACTCAATGTCAAGTGTTACACTTACCATGCGTTTGCGTGCCTGTGTATACATGAGAATCTCGTGCGTTGTGTGTATATTATAGCATATATGATACTATGTGTGCATGTGTATCTCGCAACGCACACATATCTCGTACATGATTATGCATAATGTCTGTACGCCATCTCGTTGTAATCACATGAATCTCGTGCATACTCGTCATCAATCTCGTATGCTTCTTGTATGTTATATTGTGTATTATCTCGCATCATGTACTCACACATCTCGTCGAGATCGTATGCATATAAC